TACGACTATAGCTTCGATCCAGAAGACTATCGCACTGATCCAGTGGATTATGATTTTACCGATACGTTTGATGCCGATGCGTTTATGGACACCCTTGATATAGGTAACGTGGGCGATAGCTACAGCGGTAGCGGACTTAATTTAGATTTTCTTACTGACCCTTACCGTGACCCTACCAAATTTGACGATCAAGGATTTAACGTAGATTTTCTTGATGATATTTTTGGTACATCTGGCGGCTTTGATGATGCTGTTTTTAGTGATACTTCTAACCTACCAGCTCTTCTAGCGGCGGCGGCGGCACAGGAAGATTCTAAAGAAGGCAAACCAAATGCTCTTGGTAGTCTAGCAAGGAGATTCTTTCCGCAGCGTACGGGGTCTGGTGGTATAGGCGGGTTACTTGAGCTGCTAGGCCCATTAGCTATATCTAGCTTTCTTAAAGATAGAGGTGTGTTTGACCCTAAAGTACCGCAAGTAGGGTACCAAGGTGAAATACCCGAATACACAGCAGTACGAGAACAAGTTACAGGTAGAGACGATGCAGACCGTCGCCCCGGCAGTGGTGGTAGACGTTATTTCTCCGATACCATCTACGCTAAGAAGCCTAAAGGCCAACAGCCTATGTCCTTACAAGAGGCTCAAGCTAAAGCCAAGGCACAAGCAGCAGGGTTTATGGGAGGCGGTTCAGTGCTGCAAGGTGGTGGCTACTTGCAAGGTGATTCCGACGGACAAGCTGATCTTATACCCGCCGATATAGATGGTGTACAAGAAGCAAGATTAAGCCACGGTGAGTATGTGTTGCCTGCCGATTTGGTAGCTATACTGGGTAACGGTAACTCCGATGCAGGTGCCGCAGCACTGGATGATTTTATGTCCACAGTACGTAAAAAAGCTACCGGCACACCGAAACAACAGAAAAACATCGACGCAGATCAAGTGCTTGCGATGCTATCTAAGAGGATGTCATAAGTTATGTCTTTAGAAGATAACACAGGACAAGAAGCAGGTTCTTCTGGAGTATTATCCGAGTTTGCTGGCCCGTATGTCAGCGACATGCTTGGTAGAGCGCGTGCAGTTTCAGAGATGCCTTATCAAGCCTACGGTGGCCCACTTACTGCGGGCGCTAGCGGGTTACAAGGTCAGGCTTTTGCTGGCTACGCAGGACTAGATCCTAGTCAACAAACTGGCATAGGCTCTTTTAGTGGTGATATGACCGCTGGTGGTACGTTTGGTTTTGGTAGTGCCGCAGGACAAGGCTATCAAACAGGGTACACCCCCGGCTCCTACGACCTGTCTGGTATGCAGCAAGGTACGTTCCAGAACACGTACGACCCTACAGCGTTTACCGCAGCGGCTGCACAGCAGTACATGAACCCCTATTTACAGGCGGCACTGAATCCGCAAATTGCTGAAGTTCGCAGGCAAGAGGCTATTACACAAGCCCAAGAAGCCGGTAGAGCTGCACAGGCCGGTGCGTTCGGTGGCTCTCGTTCCTTTATTATGGATGCAGAGAGAGCACGCAACACAGGGCAGCAAATAGCGGATATTACTGGACAGGGCTACGCTCGCGCTTTCGATACTGCTATGGGCCAGTTTAACACCGAACAACAACGTGCGATGGCTAACCGCGATGCCATGATGGCCCAGTTCAACGAACAAGAACGTATGCGCCAGCGTATTGCTGAAGTCGGCGTAGATCAGTTTAACAAGGAAGAAGAAGCACGAAGACAAGCCGAAGAAGCGCGTCGAGGGCAGTTTAACGTAGAGGCTGGCAGGTTAGCAGAGTTTGACGAACGCCGTAGAACACAAGCAAACGAAGAAGCTAGGCGTGAGATAGAACGTCAAGAGCGGGAGCGTGAGCAGTTTAACGAGCAAGAACGTCGCAGAATTAACGCGGAAGAGGCTGACCGACGTTACGGTCTAAGCGCACTACGTGATATGGCTACAGCAGGAGCTACCCAACGAGGTATTGAACAGGAAGGTATTACAGCCGACTACTTGCAGTTCATGCGTGAGAGGGAGTATCCGTACGAGCAGCTACAGTTCATGCAGTCCATGTTGCAAGGGTTGCCTATATCTGCCAGAGAGACTTCTTATATAGACCCAAGTTCAGGACAACAACTTAGCGGTATACTACAAGAATTCCTTGATCTCATAGGGTACGGGACACCTCCCGCTGCTGGCGGCGGCCCTCCAACATAGGTATTTAATTGATGCTAAACAATCCTATTAGCCAGATTGAACGTACGAAAGACGCCTATGCAGGCAATATGCAAGGGCTTCAGAAGCGTGCCAACATGACCAAAGAACTGGTCGATCTACTTGCTATGCAACAACTCAAGCAAGATTTAGACGCTATAAAACGCGACCAGATGATGCAGCAACAAGGCAACCCTGCGACGATCAAAGATCAAATGCAGCAAGGTCTTATGGGCGAGTACCGCCGACAAGCCGCAAAGGAAATGGGGGTAGGCCCAAGCGAGATGGACACTGTAGCTCGCGCACAGCAAGGTATGCCCCAAGGTATGCCCCAACAACAAGCACGTATGCCTCAAGGTATGCCACAAGGCGCTCCGCAGCAGCCACAAATGGCGCAAGGTGTTATGAGCCAAGCACGCCCCGTGCAGTTAGCTGGTGGGGGTATTGTTGCGTTTCAAGAAGGTGGCCCTACTAAAGATGAGTTAGCCAAATTTCTAAAAGCAGCGGCAGAAAAACGTCGTGCGTCTGAGCCTAGTCTGTCGTCTATTGAGCAAACACCTAGACAAAGAGAGATGCAAGAGCTAATAGCTAGGTTAGCAGAACGTCGTGAAAATCCTTTTAATCCTTTTACAGACCTATCAGGTACTAAGACTGAGATACAAGAACGCAGAAGAAGTAGAGCCTTGCAAGAGGAAATGGAGGAAATGTTTACTCCTAAAACAGGGGGTATACAGGTAGGGCAGATGCCTCGACCAGATATGTCGGCCTTACGCTCTTCAACGCAAGCAGGTGATGTAATAGAGCAACAGTTAACGCCACGGGAAGACACACCCGGATCTGGCATTATGATACAGGGTATACCCCAAACAACCGTTAGTGATGCTGCTATCGCCACTACCGATGCCGATGCCGATGCCGATGCCGATGCTGGTGCTGGTGAAGGCATAATGAGCCTAGATGACCGAATTAAAACATCACTATTAAAGAATTTAGAACGTGATCCTTCTCAACTAGCTAAAGAACGAGCTGAAGCTGTGCGCGGTGAATTAGGGTTAGGTCGTGGTATTGAAATACTAAAAGACCGAGAAGCCCGTGCTAGAAAACTATACGAAGAACGCACTAATCCAGAACTTGTTAGGCGACGTGCATTACTAGCTCAACTTGGTGGGTTAGCTAGTGGGCCTCCGGGGAGCGGATCTAAAGCCCGTGCTGAATACCGTAAAGAACAAGAAGCGGTACGTGATAAGTTTGAGACTGCCCTAGACAACATAGGTACAGCAGAGATGACCCTTCGTCGTGAAGTAGGTAATGATGCTGCGGATGCGTACGATGCTGTAATGCAGCGAGAAATGACATCTATAGCCAGTGCTCAAGGTACTCTGCAACGTATGAGCGCAGAAGAACGTCGTGCAGTAGAAGCAGAAAGAGCGACGGCAGACAGGAAGGCAGCGCTGTTACTACAGAGAGAAGGAATAGTCGCGGGCACGTATGCTGATCCTGAGAAGGCACGAGACGCAATATCTACCTCTGAGCAAACCCTAGAGGTTATAAGAGAGCGAATAAGAACCGAACTTGGTATATCGCCAATAAATTTACAGGCGCTACGAGCAAAAATAAGCGAAGGCGGCAAAGAAGGAAAAGAAGCGAAGGCAGAGCTTGCTAGGTTAGAAGCGTTGGTGGATGAGAAGATGCTAACAGACCCACGAGCAATAGCGGAAAGAAAACGACAATTTATGATAACTAAGGATTTGAACGAGGCAACAGCAGCGAGAGAAGCACAGCGACAACGCCTGACTGGGGGTACTATTACTGTAGACGCAGCAGGCAATCGAATATAATGATCGCGGTAAATTTGCCTGATGGCAGATCTATTAATGTCGATACTGATGACAGGCAAGTCGCTGCTGAAGCTGCTAGGAAGTTCTTAGCTAACAACCCCATGCCTGCCTCCGCAGTGCCACCTAGAACTGACTTTATGTCAGAGTTTGAGCGCGAAGAAAACAACAGGCTGGCACAAGCACGGGCAAGACTAGAAGCAGCACAAGCTGCTATACCTGAGAGAGAAACCGGCATATTTGAGGACATCACCTCTGGATTCGGAGCAGGTGTTGTGGGTGTTGGTGAAATGGCTGCGCTTGGCCTTGCTACACCCCTAGAAGAAGAAAGCGAGCTTGCTGCACGAGATAAGATACAGTCTATTGCTGAGTCTTTTCGCCCTGAAGGCGGCGACCCTGACTCTATATCCTACAAACTAAGCTCCGCGCTTGGCTCCATTGCTGGCCTTGCTGCTGTCCCCGCTGCCGCAGCATTAACTCCTATAGGCCCTGTTGGTGCTCTTGGTCTTGGTGCTGTAGCTGCTGGTGCCGCTGGTGCTGGTGAAGCAAGCGAACGTGCTCGTGCTGCTGAAGCTACTGAAGAAGAACGTGGAGACGCCGCACTCCGTGGTGCCTTTATTGGCCTACTCGACGTAATCCCTATCGCACGGGTACTACCTACTAGCAAGCTACCTGAACTTGCAAAACTTCTTGAGAAGATACCGCCTGAGAAAGTTGAAACCATAGGCGAGCGTATCTATAGCGCGGGTATAACGGGTGGTGCAGAAGCTGCACAGGAAGCTGCATCTAACGTCTTGCAGAATCTCAACGAACAGGAATACAACGCTGCTGCTGAGACCTTTGGTGGCACCGCAGAAGAAGCCGCACTAGGTGGTGGTGCTGGCGCTATCTTGCAAGGCTTTGTTGACTTGTTTGCCCCACGCCGTGCAAAAGGGCCAGACCCTGTAACTCCGGTTCCTACTGAAGAAACGCCTATTGCACCTGTCACACCTATAACAGAAGCGGATATAGATGCAGATGTAGGTGCGGCAGTGGCAGAGGTTACAGATGAGACGCTCGACGCTGATGCAACTTTAGACGACATAACAGAAGCAGAAAGAGAAGAAGCAGAAAGAGAAGAAGCAGAAAGAGAAGAAGCAGAAAAAGAAAAACTAGCGGCTGCAATAGAAGCTGGCGAAGAAAAAGGCGCAGTTACTAGGACTACGGAAGACGGTAAAACAACTACAACAGTACAGACCCAAGAACAACTTAGAGGGCAGGTCGGTGCAGATACAACCGTTAATGATTCGTTCCTTGAACGGGTGCTGGGAAAGAACTACAAAAGAACTTCTATATACCGAAGATATAAAGACGCTGATCTAACCGATCCTGATGTACGAGATGACCTACGTAGGGAAGCAGCGCAGCCACGCAAAAACAAAGCTCAGATACAAGAAAACCTGAACAAAGAATTTGATGCGTTGGGGCCACCCAAGGAGCGAGTAGATGAACAAGGTGATACAGATACCGATACCGAAGGAGAACTTGACGCAACAGGAAGTGGAACAGGCGATGCAGTTGATCCACAGGGCGTGGGAGTCACAGCAAGCGGTCAAGATTCCGTGGCAGTTGCGGGCACTGACGGATCAACAGTGGGAGATGCTGGAAGAGACATTGGGAGAGCTGATGTCGGAGAAGGAGGACAGTTTACTGCATTAGCAGAACTGGACACACGACTTGCGGAAGCAGAAGAAGGGCTAAAGAAGGTAACAAACCAAACTCCTTCTAAGGCCAACATACGTTATGCGTTGAAGTTTGCAAATAATATAAGACCTGAAAGTGAGCGGGCCAGTAACGCTGAGTTAAAGATAGAAACAGATACAGAATTTAAGGCGCAGAATGCACAATACAAAGCTAACGTAGCCGCCGCACAAGCAGAGGTAGACAGACTCCAAGAAGAAAAGAGAAACATACTTACAGAGTTCGACTCTCCTATACAGAAAGCAGAAACTAAACTTATAGAAGCTAGAGGCACGGAGGCAGAGCCGGAAGCAGTAGAGGGGTTTAACCGTGCGTACGAAGAAGTCTATGGCACCCCCGAAGAAGTTAGTAAGCGAGAGTTCATAGGTAGAAGCAGACAGACAAAAGCTCCACCCCTACCAGAGCAAGACCAACAAGCCATACAGCAGTTCCTTACAGAATATGATGCGCTATCTAAAACAGCCCAGCGTGACGCACCAACAGAAGTTAAGGCTGTAGCTGACTACTTGAAGCTAGGCGAAGCGACGGGCGATCCCGCTAAAGGACTTACGTTTGCCGCTTACGATGTATCTACTGGTGCAAGTAAAGTACGGCAAGCCTCACGAAAAGAGGCTAGAGAAAGTCCAGAGAAACTAATACCGCGTGATGAAGCTGCTTTAACTGCGGGTATGGGACGTGAGAAAGGGCAAGCAGTGCTTGATTGGGCCAATGCGAACTTGTCGCCCACTGCACAGGCCCGTATTGAAGAGACTACACAAGAGGCGCAAACAGCAGAGTTTGAGTTAGGTGTGGGGCAGCGAAGGAGAGAGGCCGCAAAGGATAGGGAACTGCTTGAGCGTGCACAGCGTAAAAAAGCAGCGAGTAAGCCGCTAACGAAAGAAGAGACAGCTAGACTTAAAAAGTTCAAGGCGTCTATAGCAACACCAAGCCCTCGCAAAGAAGTATTAGGTACAGCCAAAGGTGCGAAAGCAGAAGAGAAAGCCATAGCACTACTATCCGACGTTAGAAAACGTGCGCGGGAAGGCGATGTAGCGGCTCAACAAGAGTTAGCAGCAAGAAAAGCTGATGAAGAAAAAGCACGCCAAGCCGAAAAAGATTCGCTAGTTCTACCCAAGAACGCTGCTCTGTCTACCACCCTACCTATGCCTGATGCGGCTACTGCGGCACTACGCAACGGCGATTTGAAGGGTGCACTGGAGGCTATCGCAGCAGATGCACCTAATCCTGCGGTCAAGAGGTTTGCTAGGAAGCTAGCCGAGAACGTGGGTACCACCAAGGTATCGCTGGTAGAAGACCTACAGAACGAGGGTGGTGATTTTGTATACGGTTTGTTTGACCCTAAGACAAACACCATAAGCCTAGATGCAGCCGAAGGGCAGACCGTACACGCGCTGGTGCATGAAATGGGTCACGCTGGAGTTTCTGCAACACTGGCGGATGCCAAGAACCCACTAACTATTCAGCTACAAAAAGTCTTTGATGACGTGAAAGACAAGTTGAAGTCGCACTACGGGTCACAGGACATACAGGAGTTTGCCGCTGAATACATGAGCAACCCTGAGTTCCGCTCTGAACTTGCCCTGCTGTCTACCCCCAAGGCACCGTCGGTGTTACGTAAAGTGTCTGACATCATCAACAAGATAGTCAGAAAGATTCTGGGCGTGCCACCCAAGAAGGGCAAAGAAGACAGCCTGAACGCCATAGACGAGCTGATAGAAACAATTATTGCACCTGCACCTGAGTCTCGTGGTGCGGGTCAGCTACTGATGGCATCCAAAGACGGTAAAGTAGCAAAACTCCAAGATCGAGAGACAAACAATGCTGTACGAGCAATACGAGACATACCTAACGATACTGTAGGGGTAGGGTTTAAGCAGTTATTTGGGACTGGGCTGGGTAGCTCTGTAGCTAATAGTGCTAAATCTTTAGGTCTTGGGTTCTTAAACAACAGCGCGTTCAATGACATAGCCAATGTAACCGGCGTTCAGTCTATAAAGAGCTTCACTGAAGCTATAGAAAAATCTAACGGCGCTATAGAAATATCCACCGCGAAACTCAATGCCATTACTGCGGCTATAGAACGTAAGTTACAAGCCGCTAACAAAGCCGACCCAGACGGGAACATACTAACTGTATTCAACAACCTTACGACTGACTCTACTATGGCTAGGGTAGACCCATCTAAGCCTAAATCAACGTATAAGGGCGAAAAACTAAAGTTATGGGAGGTGTTAAATGCAGAGTACGAGAAACTTGGCCCCGACGGTCAGGCTGCTTACGTGCAGTTGCGCGATACGTACAGAGGTATACTGGATGATTTGAAAGAAAGTCTGGGCGCACGAATAGACAGCGCTATCACAGATAAAGAACAAGCAGAGAAGCTAAAGAATCAGCTATACACAAAGATATTCGATAGAAACCTTATCGAACCCTACTTCCCGTTGGCCCGTAAAGGAGATTCTTGGCTCAAGTGGTTTGTGACACCTGTCAACGCAGACGGATCGAAGGGAGAGCCTCGTGAAGTTATAGAAGCGTTTGGCAGTCCTAATGCTAGAAAAAGCACCTACAGCAAACTACTTGCTCTGGCAAAAGGAGAAGGTGAGCCTGTAGTCGTAGACGGAGTTACCTACCAAGTATCAGGTATACAAGTAGCAGACGGTCTAAAGAACATGACGTTCGACGGAGGTACAGCACCTACTTCTTTTGTTACTCAGATGGTAACTACGCTAAACCAGAGCATACCTGATGGTACCGCCAACAAAGAAGCTACCATCAATAGCATCGTGCAGGAGTTTATAACTGCGTTACCAGAATCGTCATTCTTAAAAGCCTTCAAGAAACGAGAGGATAAACTAGGTGCCGCTGACGATGCTTTAGATACACTGCGTGTAAAGGGATACGGTATGGCTAACCGTGCAGCCAACCTCAAGTCTTCAGAGAACATACGAACTGCCCTTTCTGCGGTTAGAGAAGAAATTAAAACGTCTAATAACGAGTATCTACAAGGCGATAACAAACAGATACTGATGAATGAACTTGAAGCACGTAAAGAACTTACAATTAACCCACCAAACGATTTTTGGAATAATCTAGCTAAACAGCTTAACCGTTTCGCTTTTATTGGCACCATGGGGTTCAACGCTGCTTCTACCATATCAAATGGCTTTCAAGTACCAGCCGTCGTGATGCCTTATCTACAAGGTAAAACAGACTTTAGGACAGCTAGTAAAGCGGTGAATGCAGGTTTTAGGTTGTTTACTGGTAGCAATATAGAGCACAAGGTGGAGACTTACGGAGGGGAAGTCGTAGGAAGTGATAAGAACATCATCAACTCGTACACCCCATCAATAGATAACTACTTCCTATTGGACGCAGACGGTAAATTCCAGATGCGCGATGATCTGCCAGATCTGGACACACCAAATTACTACCAGAAAGATGTAGGTGGCGGTGAAACTGTATCTCAAACAAAACGTGAGTTCTTAGAAGAACTTATGCCAGTGATACAAGAAGCTAACGAACGTAGCTTCCTTACCCGATCTGCATGGGCAGACTATCAAGGTATTGACATGGCAGCTCCAAAAGAAGGTATATATGACACCTTCTCTAGGTGGAGCGCCTTACCATTCCATACAGTAGAGCGTATGGGCAGACAAACTACAGTGGTTGCTGCGTACCTCAACGAGATGGCTAGGTTAAACACCAAACCAAACAAAGCCAAAGGCGAAGATACTTTATCAGAGGGTGCTAAACGGAAACTGGCTACGCAAGTTGCTATGCAGGAAACATCACAACTAAACGGCGGTTCTGCGCTTAACACGGCACCGCGAATAGCACAGAGTGGCCCAATAGGTCGTCTAGCCATGATGTTTAAGACCTACGGCTTCACCATGTACTACAACCAATTTAAGATGATGGCTGGTGCGCTGAAACAAGCCAAAGAATACGGTATGTCAGAAGAGCAAGGCCGTATAGCTATGAAGCAGTTTATAGCTAGTAACGGCTACATCGCAGCCCTAGCAGGTGTGCAAGGTATACCGCTGGTGGGTATATTCCAAGGTATCGCAGATTTGTACTTAGATGATGACGAAGAAGATGCTGACTTACTGTCTCGTAGGTTTATGGGCGACCCACTGTATCGAGGCGGCGTGCAGTACCTTACTAACTTCTTAGGATTTGAAGCAGATATAGCTGCTCGTATAGGCTTATCTAACTTAATCCTTGGTAACAACCGTTATGATTTTAACAAGTCCGCTAAAGAAGAAGTATTCGATTTTCTTGGTGGCCCTGCATTAGGTTATGGGTCAAGTATATTACGCGGTGCTAATGATATGTATAACGGCGAAACGAGACGGGGTATAGAGTCTATGTTACCGGCAGCGTTCCGGAATATACTTCAAGCAGAACGGTTTGCTACTGAAGGTGCTGAGACACGACGTGGCGACCCGATTACAGATGACTTCAACGCGGGTGAGGTAGCGACTAAGTTTCTAGGTTTTGCCCCTGCAAGATACACCAACGCACAAGAGCGTAACCAAGACATCAAGAAGATTCAAAAGACTGTATCTAGGCAGAAGAGTAGGTTACTAAAACGATACTACATAGCGTTGCGTCAAGGCGATAACACAAGTGATATATTAAACGAAATAATAGCGCACAACCGTAGACATAGTGATAAAGGTAAAGAAGCAATCATAACAACCGATACGATAGAGCGGTCAATGAAACAGCACGCTAGAACTTCTTTGACCATGCACAACGGAGTTACACTTACGCCTACCATGCGTTTGTACGCACAAGACATGCAAGAAGAACTAGAGTATCAGCCTTGGTACATGAATAATTAGAGAACCACCCCCTAGCCGCAGGGGAGAGACTGACTAGGAGGTGGGTGGTCGTGGAGAACCAAGCGAACTTTATCATAGCATTCTCCACATACGCACTCCTAATTTACCGTCCTCCACCCGAACTAAGATGCGAGACTCCCACTGTTTAGAATCGCAGATACGTTTAAGTTCTTCGACAGCTCCTTTGGTATTGATACAGGGTACGAATATAGAAGCACCCACTACCATCTCATCCCAACTGATAACCACCCGCACGCCATCAGGGTTTAAGTCGTCGTTCTTGACAACCCCTCTGCTTACAGTTCCTTTAGTCACTCACATACTCATCTTCTTTGTCTTCCACGTCAAACTGCACCATGAGCACACTCTGCTGCGTTAATCTCATATGAGTGCCTTTACTGAGTCGTTTCTGCACGCGCTTTGCGCCCATCTTGTTTTTCATATCTTCTACAAAAGAAGCATAGTTTATCTGCTGCTTTATGCACCAAGCCTTCAAAGACTTAGGCACTAGGTACAGCCGCTTAACGTCTGTTTCGTATCGTGCTACTAGCCCTATGCGAGGTGTAGCGTCTGGCACAACCAGCTCATCTAACGCGGTATCCGCCTTACCGCGTCTGTCTTCCGTGCTACGTATCCACAGTATGTTGTTCCAGTTCTCATGCACGTAGTCGTTTAGTGTCTGCTCCACGGAGTCCTGCATGTCGTGGACAGTGTTCTTGTTCACTTTCAACAGACGTATTATCCAGTTATGGACGCGCTCTGTGTCGTACTGTAGTAATCCTATGCGCTTACATATCGCCAGCGCAGTCATGGTGCACGCTGCACCTGCTGACCAAAAGCGGTTTTCTGATGTTAGTTCAGCCTCTCGGTCTATACGCTGTTGTACTGTCTCTAGTTCTTTCGTAACTTCTTCGAGGTTACTCATAACGTACTGAACAAACAGCACCCCTGCGTGTCCGTAGTTGCTGTGCACTTCTCGCGTCCACTTGTCGGTTTGCAGCTTACTAGCGGAGTCCTTAAACAGTCGATCTACTTTGAACTCAAGTATCCGCTGTGCCTCTGCTTTCGGCGCATCTTTAATCAACATTATCCGCTCAATAACACTGACGTTGCCTGTGGTTATAGACGTAAAGCTCCACGGAATACCGTTCAACTTCTCTCTGGAGTTACTGTCTAACCTGCGCCGCTGTCTCCCGCTAACGTACTGATACGCTAGGTCACTAAGTTCGTGACTACTGAGGTTTGTTATCTCATCCAAAAACAACGGGATGCTGTGGTATATCTCCCCTCTGTTCATCTTGCTTTTGTATGTGTCTTCCTTACCTAGCAGTAGTTCTTTCGGATCTCCCCATACTGTAAGAGCCGCTTCTAGTGCGGTGGTCTTACCAAGCCCTGAATCCTTGCTATGTATGTGTAACGAAGAACAAGCTACAGGGGTAAGCTCCATTAGCGCAGAACCAAAAGAAGCCCCCATCACATACTGATAAGGTTCCTGCCCTTCTACATTTAAGAAGTTAGCCATCTCCTTCCATTCGTCGAGAGAACCTTTGGGGTCAAATGCTGGAAATAAAGGAACGGTGGCGGAAGAAGGAGGGTTAAAGTCTATACGATCTCTATAAACTTTTTGGTTGCCCAGTATGAATGTATCCATGTCCTTACCAGCCCAACCAAACTGCCGGTGTGCTTCGTCAGCCGTTTCTCTAGCTTGTAGTTCGTTAACCCAAGTGGTTGTGTATTGCATAATTTCATCCATTCTAGTTAAGGTTACACCGCGCATAGACATACTCTTTCGGAACTCTTCGCGGGACGTAACAGAGGTAAGAGGTATAGTAAACTCACTAACCCCGTCTTTGGGTAGATGCAGCCGCATGAATACGGCTTCGCCTATTTCTGCATCGCGTATTCTTTTAACTACATACAGATCGTTGTGGTAGATACTGCGCTCTTCTACTTCACCATCAACACTAACTGACCGCATATAGATGCCGCCACTGGCACCCCTAAAATATGGCTTCGGGTACGGTGGTATGGTGTACGTCTGCACATCCGCATTTGCCAGTGTAGCTGATGGTGCCTCTACTATGTTGTCTTCGGCGGTGGCTTCCAGAATCGTGTTGCCGAGAGTGATTGGTGATTTGATCTTATTCCAGTGCTTGCAGTTCTTGCATATCTTGGGGTTAAACTCATCGAACTTGGTGCACAGGTACGGCCCTTTTATCAGGTCTACCTTCTCGACCGTGCCGTGTGTTGAATACTCTGGGTGCCTTGCTGATAGCTTATGTATGGCCTTGTCACCATCGGAGCAGAACTTAGCTATGGACAGTCCCGCTCTCCACATAGGCTCAGAGCAGTTCTCTTGATCCGTGTAGATTATCCGCAGTTGTTCGCATCCGTGCCCGTCGTCTATCTTCTCTAGTATTCGCCTAAAAGATGTTTCCGTATTGCCTATTAACGACTCCATCAAAGCACTGGGAGCAGATGGGGCAAACTTCTTAGGAGGTAGAATTAAATCACCACCTAGTAATTCGCTGAACTTATCAAAGTCAACTTCTGCGGGAGCTACTTGTAGTAGCGGATCCACACGCGATGGCGGTGAAGTTTTGTGGTTGTGGGTGCCTATTGGACGTAGAACTCTAGCAGCATCGGCTGTCACTGCTGGGTCTGCTGCGAACTCATATTCTGCACACAAGCGTTTGAGCTTGCCTGCTACAGGGATCCAATCGTCTTTGGCAACTGGCTCTGTAAGGAACCAATAAACGTGTACGCCCCGACCAGAATCAAGGATGAAAGGTTTGGGTAGCTTTGTCGCTTTGCAAAACTCTTTCAGTTCGTTAAGCGCGTCTGCCTGTGTTGGGAAGTCTTTGCTGGGGCCACAGTCAAGATCTAAAAAGAACGAGCTAAGTGTTTTGACGTTAGTTACCTTCCGGCTATCACTTTCGCCTAGCACAGCAAGCGCAAAATAAACATCGTATCCATCGGCATCAAACGTATGTGTGGCTTGTTCTAGCTCTTCTATAGAGTCGTAGAATTTTTGATCTTTTGCATGGTCTGACTTTCGTGCAGCAAATAGGCAGTACCTGCCGTCACCACGTAGCGCCTTCTGCAAGAATGTTTTTGTATCCATAATGCTTACTCAAAACCGAGAGACACCGTGGCAGGGGCATCGGCACGCCCTTTTCGTAGATACTAGCCACGGTTTTTTGTTAGCGGTTAGTCGTCCCAGTCGTCAAGGACTGAGGCTATCGCTTCCTTCTCGGCTTTGGCAGGCTTGGACTTCTTTACAGCCTTTTTGGGTTCCTCCACAACCTCTAGCTCTTCGGGTTCTTCGTCAGCAAAGGGATCGCTGGGATCAGTATTAACTGCGGGTGCTTCAAATGCATCGTTTGATACCGCTGTAAACGCACTACCGCCAGCATCTTCCATAGTGAAACCGTCTTCGACTACATCGAACGCTGCACGTACAGGCTCTGGCTTATACTGCAACACCTGTACTTGGCGAACTCGTAATTTAACACCAGAGTTTCCGTCCCTAGACCAAGGGTGCATACTCACCTGCACGTTAATAGTGCTGCCTGTAGTTAGTCTAAAGTCTTTAGGTAACTCGTTGTTCTTTGAATCGAACTGTTTGGGTGGTGTAGTTTCTTCGCCATTATAAGCCGCTTCCAACGAGGCTTTGTGCATCCACGTTTTGTTTTCTTGCTTCTTGAACGGGATCTCTATACTGGCAGGCCAGCCATCCTGTTTCTTCTCCTCATAAGCCACTTCCATAGCTGCCATGAGCTGCTTGGCTTCGCCACCAGACATGATCCACTGTAGATCGTATGCTGCCCCGTTTTCTTTGTACGAGCAGGGCATAGTTCTATTTTGCGCGTCACTCCACTTATAGGGCTGATCCAAGTGTGGGTAGTGCGCGGTTACATTTTTAATAATGTGCATCGTTAGTTCTCCTAATTATTTTTTGCTGCGTCAAACACAAACCCATCTACTTGCTCGAACGACGATGTAGATTCCTCTAAAGGTTTATACATAGTTAACGCTCTTGCGGTATCCGGGTGCTGGGCCATCTGTACAGCCGTTTCTAGTTCTTCGGGTTTCAACACCCGCACAGGGCGAAACCGAAGTTTTGGTATATAACCGTCGTCCTCAAAACGAATTCGTGTGACTACAGTTATGACTGAGGTGTCATGCTTATGCAGATGTTTTGCATAATCTTGCATCGACAACCATCCCCTTTCTGCGCTACCAAACAAAGCGTTTGCTGGTAGCTGCAACTGGTAAACCTCCTGCGAGTTGTCTTCAAGAACCACAGCTAATCGCTGCGAATACTTACAAGCACGGGAGCTACCACTACCTGACCCCTTGATGTTCTGCGGACAATCCATACAGCGAGTAGCTTGTTTAGTGTCAGCGGGTACTTCTGGGTCTGGGTATTTCGTATCATGTGACCAGCATATCGGAGCCGACGTGCTTTGAGCATTGTAAGCATCGCCGTAAAACATACGACTACGCTTGGCTGCGTCCACTATGGTCACATCTAACGTCTCAGAATCAATCAAAGTTTCTTTACCGTGAACCACGGTACGGAACTGTCCGTTTCTGATACTTATGCGTCTGAAAACACCGTCAGTCATCACATATCTTCATCAAGATCAGCGACAACATCGCCCACGGCAGAGTCTATCCCAGATATATCTTGAGTTTCTGTTGCAGAAATACCCGAAGCTGTTGCAGAATTTAATCTAGCTACAGATTTCTCCACTTCAGACAGTTTGAATCGGTAGGTCTTACCTATCTTTATGTAACACCCGTCTCTGGGTATTTGCCCGTTGCGAATCCACGCACGGATAGTAGACAGAGACACTTTGTAGTGGTCTGCAACTTTCTCTATTTCAACATACGGCTCGGTCACTTCTTCTTCCTTACTTGAATGGTGTACTCAGTCACTGTGTTTAAGCCCTTCGGCAGTTTGTCTGGGTTCTCTTCCAGATACTGCTTCATAGCCCCCTGTGCTACCCGCTTCTCAAGAAGCTCCGGCACTTGCTCTTCCACAATAAACTCATGGAAACTTTTCCAATCGTCTGTGAAGTATTTAGTTTTGGTCATTCGTATGAATTGACCTTCTGCACTACTGAAGTTCGTAGCGCCCTTGTTTTCAGGCCGCTTGAAATACTCCAGCATCTCTTCCTTTATGATGTTCAGTTGGGCTTCCAACTTAGCATCCTCTTCTTCCCATGCAGCCCTAACTTCGCTACGTGCGTCACGTATTTTTATGAACGTGCGTATAAGTCTAGGGTAAAGACCTTCAATATCTTCTGCCATTTTGGTTCTCCACATACCAAGAAAGGCAGTATAGTTACAAGCAATGCGTTAATCAAGGATTTCGTTGTATAAATCTATCATTTTTGTGTGTACGTCAATTCTACTATCTAGTAACGCATATACCCGCTTCTCTACAAACGAACCTTGTAGCTGTACCACAGTGCATTTGTGATCCTGCCCTTGCCTGTGAACCCGTGCGTTAGCCTGTGCGTAGGTTTCCAAAGAACTGGTTGGCCCCCACCACACCACGGTATTCGCAGCGGTCAACGTCACACCGTGCGCTGCTGCCTGCGGCTGTATAACCAGAACCTGCGGCGTGTTCGTATTCTGAAACTTCTTAAATATCTCGGTGCGCTTTGCTCCGGACACATCACCACGAATTATGTCGGTAGGTATACCGTCCGCTTTCAGCTTGTCCGAGAGAACATCTATGACGTGCTTGAAAGGCACAAACACAAGCACCTTCTTGCTGGATTCGTCTATGACTTCACGCAGTACTTTGTATCGGTGCTTGATGTCGAACTCCAAAGACTCGCCATCATCTGTATAGACAGCACCGGCTGAGATCTGAAGCAGTTTGTTCATGCCCACGGCTGCGTTCACGGCAGTTATCTGCTCCCCCGCTGCCTGCATAGTCATCTTATTTTTAAGTTCTTTGTAGTATTTGTTCTGCTGCCGTGTCAGTTCTACCTCGCGTTTGACATACACCATGTCTGGTAGATCTAAACACTCATCTTTTGTGAACCGTATGGCTGGCTGCAAAGCATTGAACACCGTATCTGTGGCTGTCTCCTTGGGCACCCACTTAAAGTTGGTCACCTTGACCATGACTAGATCACGAAACGAACCAAAGAATCGTGGTACAGAGGACGGGTTTACTAACTTTGCCAACCCGTAGGCATCCAGTGGACTCTGCGCTGCTGGTGTGCCGGTCATCAGCCACAACCAAGTATTAGGTTTAAGCAGCCTATTGAGGGCTTTCCATCTATTAGTCTGCGGGTTCTTATAGTGTGTGGCTTCGTCCACAATAATAAGATCGAAGCCCCCTGCTGCTATAGCATCAGACACTATCTCTACACCGTCGTAGTTTATAATTACGAACTCTGCACCAGCTTCGATTATCTGTCGGCGCTTCTTAGAGGATCCATACGCAATATCTACGGTACGATGCATGGCGAAGGTGAATAGATCATCCCCCCAAGCCGACTGCATGATAGATAACGGACATATCACTAGAGCGCGACGGATGTACCCCTTGCTCATTAGGTAGTCAGCGGCCCATATTGCACTGGCTGTCTTACCCGTTCCTTGTTCGTTGAAGCAGAACGCACGCTGATTCAAAGTGAAGAACTCAGAAGTTGTCTTCTGATGCTTCATCGGTGAGTACTTACCTGTCCAATCGTATCGTGTGCTTATCGGTGAAGGTACGTTTATACCTAAGTTCTTTAGTACACGGGCTTCTTCGACGCCCCAGTTAACAACGACTCTGTTGTCTGAAAGTTCTTTACTCTTTGGTATTACATTCGTGACTTTTTGAGGGTCACGTAGTCTGAGCAACAACGCTTTGTTGTCTATTACTTGCATCTTTTCTCCACAAAAAAGGCTCAGTCTTCGGGCACACGGACTGAGCAACGTGCAGGAGAGAGTGTTCATCTCTCGGCCCTAGCTGAATACGTAGATAAGGTACGCTACGAGGTATATGGACGCTGCGATACCCACGCCCATGAGTACACCCCTAAGCTCTTCTATCACCTACGTCTTGGTCTTTGTCCATTACGACTGCGGTTAGCACTCCTGCTTTCTACACGCACGCCGTCTTTGTTGCTGCCACCCTTACTTAACATCTTCTTGTGGCTAACATCTTTACCTTCACGTTTGTCAGCTTTGCCATTTTTGTTGGCATCGCGTCCAGCTTTATCCATAGCACGTCGCGCACGCTGTCTCTCCATTCGTGCTTCATGCGCCTTACTGCCGACAGGCGGGTTTTTTTGTTTCTTACGGTCTTTAGGATTTTTATACGGCATTAGTTTCTCCCGTTATGTGAGCATTCAACCACTGGGCACCACCCTTTACATAGTCCACTAGGCTTGGCGTTCCAAACATCGTTCTCGAAGGCCAACTCCATATCTCTATGATGGTCTATCCACTTGGCCCAAAGGCTCTCTTCGTCGTCTACAGTGTATCGGTCTTTAACTAAGTCCTCACTGACAACGAAAAGCAACCCTGCTCGCACTGTCTTAACTTCTGGGTAGTGTGCGAATACAGCTAAAGACATAAGCTCTAACTGCCCTTTGTCTGCGTACTTTGCTGACTTGCTAGTTTTGTAGTCTATGACCCAAGCCAGCTCATCTTCTTCGTTAATAATTAGCAGATCCGCAATACCGCGAAACCACACGTCTTTAGCGCCAAATTTACAAGGCTCCATATCTCTTGTAAGCCCCATACGCTTTTCACACACCTTTTCGCCTTTCTTGGCGTTAAGCACGTCCAGCATGTCTCTGGCGTACTCAAACCGAGGATCTAAGTCCTCGCCGTCACGTATGTATTTCTCTGCTGCTCTGTGAAACTGGTTACCGTAGATAGTCGCCGCGTTCTGTCTGAACGGATACTTCTTAATAACTTTTTCGTAGTAGAATTGTTTCGGGCACTGCTGAAATGCCTTAATCCTGCTGAACGACCACGGTGGTGTTTTCACTCACAGTCTCCGTATGTCTTAGCCACACCGCTTTCGCAGTCTAGCGGTAGTCCTTCTGCCCACTCAGGTAACCAGCGCATACACTCTTCGATATATTCACGGGCTTCACTAACTTCTTCATCCTTAACACAACACACGATGGAGTCATGTACGGTCATAACGACACGGTAACGCTTGGCTATCTTAACCATCTGTTCTGCGATAATGCACCGCGCTACTGCTTGGCATACGTTCTCCACCATCTTACCACCATAGATCCGTGTCCGGCCTCGGCGCGTCTTGTAGGTGTATTCCAAACCTTTCTCACCCTGCTCATACTGCAAGTCTTCGTAACGCATGAGCAAACCCGATGGCAGACGCAACGCCCGTAACGGCCCCAGTGCCTCTGCTATAGGTACGGCACCAACTCTGACAGCTTGTCTGTTTGTAAGTTCTTTTATACATACAGAGGCATCGTTCCACAGCTTAGTTATCGCGTGGTTAGCCTTTCTGTAAATATCTATGATGCGCCGGGCCTCGGTGAGGTGCACATTTACGCCAAAATTCTTTAGCTGATCCATGAACCGCTGGGCACCCATACCGTACCCGCAGCCTAAGATAGTGGTCTTACCTACGAACCTCTGATCCTTCGTCACTTGCGACTCTTCCACGTCGTATATACGTGCTGCCATCTTGACGTATACGTCTTCGCCGTTAGTAAACGCATTGACCAGATCATTCTGCCCCGCCCACCATGCCAACACTCTCGCCTCTATCTGACTAGAATCGCAGTCGATAAGAGTGTGGCCTTTGGGAGCCATGATACTTTTCTTTAAGGTCTTAGCGTCAGGCCCACGGCTAGGTAGGTTCTGCATGTTTATCTTATCTGAGCCACCCCACCTACCTGTGTGCGCTGCGTAATATCTAACGGGTACAGGCAAGATTCCACGCTTGGATATGTCAATAAACCGCTGCGTTCTTGTTTCTTCCAGCGTGCTTTTGTTGCCAAGCCTCGCCGCTACTAACGCCTGCACATCCAGATTCCAGTGTTCAGCTAGTTCTTGAAAGGCTTCGTCTGTCTTAGCGAATGCATAAACTACTTTGCCTGTAGTTGGGCTTATCTTGGTGGGTGGTATGACATGCAGATCTATAAGTAGTTGAGCGAACTTATCGCCGCTCATCAGTTGTTTCTTGTCGGTTATACCAGCCTTTACCATCAGCTCGTCTTTCCGATCCTTTATGTCTTCAAGATGCTGCTCCAGCAGCCCCACATCCAGATCTAGCATGGGGTGTATGAACATACGCAGTGTGACGTCTATGACTTTTAGTTCGTGGCGTGGGAAGTTCTTCGACATAATACCGAACAACTTATAGGTAAGTTCTACGTCGTTGATGCAGTAGTCACCGTACCTATCTAGCTCCTCCTCAGTGAAATCGGCTCGGCGCTTATGCATTGCGTCCAAGACTTCCGTGCCCTTTTCACCTATATCGTATCTTTCTGCAAGTGCCTTGAGGCTTCCACCAGCCTCCACCCCATGTACAGCACGGGCAATACACAGAGTATCAGCCCAGACGCGAGGACGAATATCAAAAAGCCAAGAGAGTATAGCGCCGTCGAATATAGTGTTGTGAGCCAGCACCATACTGTTGGCCCAGTTGAACCCATCGAAATACTCTTTAAGTTCTTCATGCGTTCCGGACGCCCACTCAGTTGCTCCATTGTTTACCTTTACAGCTACGCCTATCACTTCAAACCGAGGGTCACGTATGTATTCCTCAGTGGTTAACTTACTAAGAGAGAAATCCTTACTGTAGTAGGTCTCGAAGTCGAGTGTAATCAAATCCACTACACCCGCTCCCTTTCAGATATAGCTATAACAGCTTTACCTGTGGTTATGGGTATACGAACTATCGTGCCGCAGTCATCTACGGCTTGGTATCGTGCTTCCTCTTCGTTCTTCGCTTCCACTGCCACCTGCACTGAGATAGTCTCTTCGATGGTTACGTAGAAAGTCTTCAATGGTTCATCACTCATTAGGCTCCCTCTCCGCAACGGTAGAGATAGTCACGTCTATTGTTATCGGCTTCTCTACCCATGTACTCCAAGCACCGCGATTGTTTTCTACCTCACTACGCGCGTCGCTGGCGGTCTTAGCCTCCACCAGCACTTGACGCTCTACGGTCTCCGTGAAAGTTACTACAAACTTCTTCACCTCAACCCCCAAGACGTTTGATCTCTGCATCTATGTAGAAGCGGATCTTCTTGGCATCGCGCAGCCGATCAGAGTGTGATGATTGTCCGTAACGGTATGCAGATCGAAATATCTCACCGATCTGAGCATTCATGTCTTTATAAGATATAAGATCTTGTAGCTCTTCCGCACCCTTGGGCAATTCGTAGTAGCTGGCTGTGCTACCATCAGACACGGAAGGCTCGGTGCTAATGTCTTGTGTGATATTTGTTACCGCACTGACTGGGTTTGATGGGATGAAGTTCTTAGATCGAACTTTGGGTGGGGTGGGTTCGTCTTTTTTCTTGCAGAATTCTTGTTTGATAGTCCAAGCATTTCCATAAGTACACTTCGCCCACTCCGCAGCTTCCTTAGTTGTCGCTTCGGGGTTTTTCTTGAAATACCTACGCAGCTTCGCTGCCTTAGTTCCATTCGCCATTTTCGTTCTCCACTTTTATCAGGTCAGACACGTCACGCATGTTTGACTCGTTCACTACTAACGCTATACCCTTGCAGGCATATATTTCATCTAAGTTCTTTTGCTGTAACGCCGTTACTTTCCCCTTACCGGCTTTACATTCGATGCCAAAGAACCTCCCTTCGTAGCACCCAACTATGTCGGGCACGCCGCTTTTGCCATACCCGCCTGTAGCAGGCATGAAAAAATACGCTCCTATTTGCCGTAGCTCGTCTCGCACCACATTTTTAACCTTCTTTTCGGGTGTTAGAGCCATTTTGTTCTAGTTCTGCGAGTAGTTTTTGTACGGACGTACTAAGATCTTTGATCTGTCCTTGGTTGTAACCTACTGCCCCCATCATCGAACTCATATCTTTTGCCATATCGTCTATTGATGTTAACAGGCTATTGACTGATTTTAGGTTATCCAAAAGATCTTCAACTAAATCATCATCCAAATTCATTTCCACAGTTATCTTTGCCATACATTTTCCTTTGTGGGGGCTGGTCTCAATTCTTGTACGTCCGTACAAGAATCAAGAGTATGGTGGTTGGTGAGATTCGCCTTATGTAACCCCCGACCATATAGGGGGCGTGAGCCGACACTTCATCTCACCTAATCTTTATGCTGCGTGGTCTCGTCGCAGTGGAAACCGTGTGACGCCACCATTCGCCCCACGTTCAGTGCTCACCTACAAAAACTAATCGGGCACTACCCAAAAAACATCTTTAGTTTCTCGCGTACCTATGCCCTTGACTTGCGGATCCTTCATAGTCCAAGGTTTCTGTAATATAGGAAACCCCTCGTTACTCAGCCTTGGGCCTACAAGTTTCTTGTTAACCGGCGTCACTGTAAACAGAACTGCCAGCTTACGTCTAAACCAATCAGGCATATCATTTATCGAAGGATACGACTCTTCTATTTTACTGTCAACACATTCCATGCCAATACATACCACATCGTAAGCACCCGTCTCAGGAGATACCATAACGCGGTATACACTGTCATTCTCTAAGAGCTTACGTCTATCGAACAAATCTTGCCACTTTTCTTTAGGCGTCACGACTCACCCCCCACTAGGAAGTAGCCGTAGCCTATGCGCGTGCCCACGTTGGGTAGGAATGTTTCATCACCCACCACCTGCAACATAGAGATCTTACCATGCAGACCATCTGGCAGATCCTCTATACGGTCGTACGAGAATTCTACTGTATTAGTAAGGTTTGCTTTGAACACTGACTCCACTCTGCAATTACCTAGCTGTAACAACTTAATTTTATTCTGGTCAGACCACACATACACCATATCTGCGTCTTCGTTAGCGATAGCGTTTTCACGGTCGTACACGGAACTTACCAGCTTCTCTGCTGACTCCTGTAACGACGAGCTAATCCACTTATGACCTGTACGCTGAAGATGCTCGAACTCTTGCAGAAGGGGCCATGACTTAACTTCTTTTATAGAGCCATAGCTCATATCCATGCCAGTGACCTTTTTATAAGCCCCTTGCACAGCTTTTGTCTTGGTGCTTATGTAGTCTCGTACAGACCTACAATGTGTGTCGTAGTGTCCGTAACAAACCAGCTTAGTTGTTAAGGGTATCAACGCTTTCTTTGCACGCTTGATGATCCCCTCGAACGATGTGCTGAAAGCCATGTGCTTGCGCTCATTATTAGCATCATGCCGGTAGCGGTACACGTCCAGCGACAGACAATAGAGCATGTACCTGTCCTCTGTGGTATCTGCAAAACTGTGGTGGTGCCCATACCCAATCCAGCCGCGAGGCAATGTCTCGTTTGCGAAGCACACCCAGAACCGCTCGTAGTAATCACTGTAAGGTACTAGAGTCGCGCCCGAGTTAGGCCATGCCCTGTGAAAAGCATCTGTTATACCGCTGCGTTTTTGTGAAGCACTTAGCTCCCGTTCACGTCCTGCCGCTGCATCCGCTGCCGCAGCCAGAGCATCGTCACCAATAGCCATGTCTTGCACTTTAGTGTGCCAGCCTGAACCTCTAAATACGTTGTAATCCATCTTAGCTTCCTTCTTCGTCGTAAGTTGTTTTTACTAGACCGCATACCTTGTTGATCCAGCGGTTGTATTGTGTACGTGCGTACTTAAAATCCTCTTTGGTCTTGCAGCTCTGTAGCTCAGAGTCCTCTAAGAACATACTAGCCAACGCCAACCGCAGCTCCGTGTTCTCCGTCACGATTGCTTCGATAACTTTCTCAGGTATGAAACTTTTCTTCGCGTTCCATGAACTACGTACAAGCCCTGCTTCGAGTAACTTGTTACTGTTATTGGCACGGTACTCACGGTACTTCTGTGCTCGGTTGTGGTAGTCCTGCCTATACTCATCCGTGTTTGAATGGACACCGCCCCAACGCGCTGGTTGCGGTAGCAGTGGTGCCATAGCACAGATCCACTCGTAGAAGCTGTCCATGTGTGGCTTGATCTTAGCTTTAAGTTCTTTATCTATGCGGTCATGTACCTTCGGATGCTCGAAAGTCCTACCTACATTCTCCAGCACAGCACGCCCACGCATCCTCGTATTCGTGTACTTAAACCGTAAGAAGTTATCTAACTCGCCACTGTATGGCTTTGCCATAGGTGGTTGCCAAGGCACCGTCGTCCACTTGCCGTCAAACCAGACATAGCCGCTACCTATGTTGCTAATGCTGTAGGGCAAGTACGTCCGTAAAAATTTGATTCTCTGGTTGTCATGTCCCCATCGGACACCGCGCACCTGTATGAAGTCAGCCCACCTGTTCTTCTCTATCACAGAGTTAGGGTTAACAAGTTCGCGCTTCCATACGATGGGTGCCCAGTCAACAACTGATGCCGGTGTTGGCTTACCGTCATGCCATAGAGTGTCATCCTTGTTGTTCTGATCCACCAACGCATAGCAGTGATCGTTCACTTTGATTATGCGATTGTGTTTGGCGGCGCGATTACCCAACGGGCGCACGTCCTGCTCTTTCGGGTGATACTTACTCACCACTGGGGGTATACTTTCGTACACCCTAGCTGCCATATCGAATGATTCGATTCTCATTAGAAACTCCTTAACTGTGAACTTTTTACGTGCAATATCTCGCCGTGTGGAGGCACTGCGCTTTCGTTGTCGATGATTACCCATAGCACTGGGCAGTCCCAATCGCCCCAGTCACCAAAGATAACCCCGTCTGTCACCACCACCGCACACTGCGCGTTGATGTTCTTCTCTTTCATGTACGGGGGTATAATTTCTGGGTTAGTGCCGCCGCCACCTTCGGGTTTGGTCTTATGCTCCAGACCATCTAGCTCTTCAGGCTGATAGGTTTCGTGGCGCTGGATGGCGTGATCCCAATAGATCACATGAAGTTCTTCGGGCTTAATAGCCTGCGTCAACTCCACCACCTCGGTCTTGATTACTCGCAACTCAGGATCGCCAACAGAACCTGACGTGTCGTTCGCGTTGACCAGTACACCCATATGCTCGGACACACCGCTGGGCATGTAGATACCCGCGCCGATGTACCTGCGGTTCGGTCTGGCGTACGTAGAGTAGTCGCTACCTTTGAACTGGTTCTGAATGAACTGTCTAAGAACTTCGCGCCAGTTTACTTGTGGACGTAGCAGCCCGCTGATGTCTCTTGAGACACCGGCACCGCCCAGCTTACTGGCAGTGATCGAACCCTGACGTATGGCACGGTCGATCTCGCGGTCGATCTCACGCATTTCTTTGTTGGTGAACTTACCTTCCTTCCAGTCATGGTCGTCCCACGGGCAAGGTCTACCTTCACCACCTTCGCCTTCTTCGTCGCCCTCGTCTTCGTCCTCGCCGTCCTTCGCGTCGTACAATAGCCAGAACACCTCAGTCGGATCCATGCCACGGTACTGCTCGTCCAGCAAACATCCTTCGGGCATGACACAGAACCCGTCTGGGTTCTCGTCCATGATCTCCAGATTGATAACGAAGTCTGCTGCCATGTTCGCTGTCATAGCGTCCATCTTCCACAATGGCTGTAACAACTTAGAGTGCTTGTACATCTTGTGCTTCGACTCGTGAATGATACCGAAACGAATCTCAGGGTCGCTGTGAGCTTCAATCCATGTACGTCCGTACAATTCATTGACCCCATCGGTGCACGCGGTCGGGATGTTGTCATCCACAGTCTTTGTACCAATAGATATGATCGACGCAAGGGCCGCATAGCGCGGCTCCTTGATGCAGTTGACCACATTCTTTTGCAGCCGCTGTTCGGCTGTCAGTTCTCTTGCTAGTCCTAGCATTACTTCGCCCCCATTTGGTCAGCTTGGAACAAGTAGTGGTTGTCGATAGTCCACTGGGTGAACTTCGCGTTCTGTGTGCACATATCAATGTGCGGGTAGTCTGCCTGTGTCGCGGACAACACAAAGGTAGCTTGGTGTGACTTGGGTAGCCGCAGCATGTAGTCCATGAAGCTATCGAGTAGCT